GGTACAGCAGGAGGTGCTAATACTGGAAATGGTGCTAGTGGAACCTCATCTGGTGGAGGTAATAATACTACTTCAGCTGATGGTGGATCCGGTATAGTTGTTATAAGATATGCTCTTGGTTAAGCTTAAGTATATAAATAATATAAATAGTGATAATAGGTTTAAACGGAGTAATTCATGGCTAATCCAAATTCCAGAGCAACATTAATAGATTATTGCAAAAGAAGACTCGGTGAACCAGTAATCGAGATAAATGTTGATGAAGATCAAATAGAAGATAGAGTAGACGAAGCTCTACAGTATTATCAAGAATATCACTCTGATGCTACTTATCGTGGTTATTTAAAACATCAGGTTACTGATTCAGATGTAACTAATAAATATATTAGTATTCCATCTACAGTTCATTTTCTAAAAAGATTAGTTCCAATATCATCTAATTTTGGAACCTCATATAACTTTTTTGATATTAAATATCAAATGATGTTAAATGATATAGCCGATATGAATAATTTTGCCGGTGATTTAGCTTATTACGAATCATTACAAATGCACCTTTCATTGCTTGATATGAAATTAAATGGTACACCTCAAGTAGAATATTCCAGAAAACAAGATAGACTTTATATATTTGGAGATATAGGTGATGGTAATACCGATATAAAAGCTGATGATTACATTTTAGCTGAAGTTTATAATATAATAGATCCAGATACACATACATCAGTTTATGATGATATGTGGCTTAAGGCATATACTACATCTTTAATTAAAGAACAATGGGGTTTAAATTTAATGAAATTTGAGGGAATGCAATTACCGGGAGGAGTTATTTTAAACGGAAGACAATTATATGATGACGCACAAGGTGAACTTTCTGATCTAAGAGATAAAATTAGATTAGAGCATGAACTTCCTGCAGATTTTATGGTAGGATAATATGGCCACCAATCTTTATTTTAAACCAAATGTTAAATCAGAACAGAATTTATATGAAAATCTAGTACTTGAATCTATTAAAATTCACGGACAAGAAGTATATTATATTCCCCGAGATATAGTTAACGAAAATAAAATCTTTGGTGATGATGTTCCATCACGATTTAATTCTTCTTATAAAGTAGAAATGTTTATTGATAACATAGAAGGATTTGATGGTGAAGGAGATTTATTTACAAAATTTGGTGTTGAAATAAGAGATGAAGCTACTTTTGTTGTTGCGCGTAGACGCTGGAGAGATACTGTAAAAAGATATGATAATGAAATATCAGGTGATCGACCTAGAGAAGGTGACCTAATTTATTTACCAATGTCCAAGTCTATGTTTGAAATAAGACACGTAGAACACGAACAACCATTTTACCAATTAAATAATGTACCAGTATATAAATTAAGAGCAACACTATTCGAATACAGTGATGAAGATCTAGATACAGGTATTGAGGCAATAGATAAGATTGAAAAAGATTATGCATATACATATAATCTAACTCTAGGCGGTAATTCAGAATTTATTATGCCAGGTATGACTGCTAGTCAAATACTTGATAGTTCTGCAAGTCCAGCAACTGTTATATCAGGTGAAATATCGGCATTTAATAATGATACAAAGATATTAAGTTTGGTTCATGTTGGTGCTAATGATGGTAAATATCATGATTTCTTGACAACCCGACATGTAACAATATCTGGTTTAAATAAAGCTGATTCATCTTTTGGTATATCAGCTTTAGCACAAGATAATAAAATTTCTGAAAATGAACAGAATGCAGATTTTGACACATTTACTGATTTCTTAGATTTTACTGAAAATAATCCATTTGGAGACCCAGAATAATGAGTGACGATTTTTTTGATTTCGGTTTTACGGCCGTAGACGAAGATGAATTAGAAGCAGTACAAAATGCTACTAAAAAGGCTGAGACTGTTTCAGGTACAGCACAAGTAACACAAACTAAATTAGATAAATTATATAATGCTATAACACCACTTTTAAATAATTTAAAAAAGAATCCACAAAAAGATTACATACTTTGGCCAGATAGATTAGCTAAAGTAGAAGCATTCGAGGATCACTTACAGAAAATATATAAGGCTTAAATTATGTTTGGAACACATTTTTATCATGAAAAAACAAGAAAATGTGTAGCCATTTTTGGTCGGCTATTTAATAATATATATGTTATTAGAAAAAATTCCAGTGGTGGAGTAATTAGCCAAGTTAAGGTTCCATTATCATATGCACCTAAATCAAAATATTTAGAACGTATAAGAGAAAATCCTGATTTACAAGATGATACTAGAGTAGCATTAAAATTACCTAGAATGTCTTTTGAAATTACTAGTATTAGTTATGATACTACTAGACAATTATCTAAGATGACTAATTTTACTACTAGTTCAACTGCTATTAAAACTAGACAAAAATTTAATACAGCAGTACCATATGTACTTGGTTTTCAATTAAACATTTATGCTAAAACACAAGATGATGCATTACAAATGGTTGAACAGATATTGCCAACTTTTAATCCTCAATATACTTTAACTATTAAACCTTTTGCTACAGAATATCCGACATTTTTAGAAGATATTCCTATAACTATAGCTGGAGTTGATAATAATGATGATTATGAAAATGAATTAGCTTCAAGAAGAACTATAATATATACCTTATCATTTGAAATGAGAACAGCATTTTATGGTTCAATACCAACTTCTAATATTATTCGTAAATCTATTACTAAAATATATCAACCAGAGGTTGGTTATTTAGATTCTGATAGAGGTATAACAGGTATGGGTAAAATAGCAGATTCGGATAAGAGATTACAAACAATAGAAATTAATCCTAATCCTGCAGGTATTATTGGAATGCCTGATAGTGATTTTGGATTCACAACAACTATTTGGGGACAAGATAGTGATGGAGGATTTGGCGCGTGATAGAGAGTTTAGGTTATGGAGGTAGATAATGGCAGACGCAAAAATAAGTGAAAATACGGTAGTTGCTACACCTCTACGGAATATAATAAGTTTAATAGCTGCAGCGGCTGTTGGTACATGGGCGTATTTTGGTATTGTTGAAAGATTAAATCAGATTGAAACTAATATCACATTAATGTCTGGTGATCTTGAAGAAAATACAGAATTTCGTATAAAATGTCCTCGAGGCGAAATGGGAAGTTTACCATCAGATAGTGAACAATTTATGTTAATTGAACATTTAGCTAGTCAATTAGAAAAACTTGCTACTGACATAGAAAGTGGTAATGCTCCATATGATCAACAACAAAAACTCACTCTGGAATTCTATGAAAAAAGAATAAGTAAATTAGAAGAAAGAATAGATGAGTTAAAGAACGGGAATAGTAATTAGTGTTAGAAGTATTTAAAGGTTTTATTCTATTTTTATTTGTAGATGGGACTCCTTTGGAATTTACACCTAGGGATTCATTATCTGATTGTTTAAAGACCAAAAGAGAAATTGTAAGAAATAATGGTGCTATGTCTAATAGATATTCTTGTGCTGAAGGTCAAATACAAATGAAAGAAATTAACGGGAAAATGCATCCCATAGAATTATTAGATTAGTGTTAAAATTAGATGAAGGACATATAATGACGGGATATAGCAGTGAATGGTCTAAAAAGGGAAGTGCTTGGAATCCAAAAAATGATAAAGTAAAATCAGATTATGAATATTCAAGAGATACTTATTATGAATTATTAGAAAAAGGTAAAGATTCTTTAGAAACAATGATGGAAGTTGCGAGAGAATCAGAACATCCTAGAGCTTTTGAAGTATTATCTAATATGATTAAAAATTTATCCGATGTGAATGATAAATTAATGGATCTTAATAAGAAAAATAAAGATATGGAAGAACCACTTAAAAAGGTTGAACACCAACAAAATAATATATTTTTAGGTTCTACTTCCGAGCTGCAGAAATTATTAAAGGAACAAAATGATGAGAAAGTTGTAAATGCTCAACGAAATACAGAGTTACCTAGGGAATCCTAATGTAAAAAAAGATGGAGTTTTACAGGAGTGGACACCGGATTTAGTTAAAGAATATAAAAGGTGTATGGAAGATCCTGTATATTTTGCTGAAAAATATTGTAAAGTTATTTCTTTAGATGAGGGTTTGGTTCCATTCCATTTATATCCCTATCAAAAGAAAATGTTTAAACAATTTGAGGAGAATCGTTTTAATGTCGTTCTCGCTTGTCGTCAATCGGGTAAATCAATATCAGCTTGCGCATACCTCTTATGGTACGCATTATTTAACTCAGAAAAAACAGTTGCAGTACTCGCAAATAAAGGAGCCACTTCTCGTGAGATGTTATCAAGGGTTACTCTCATGCTTGAAAATATCCCTTTCTTTCTTCAGCCGGGTAGTAAAACTCTTAATAAAGGGTCTCTCGAATTTAGTAACAATTCTCGTATTGTTGCCTCTGCTACTTCTGGTAGTTCCATTCGTGGTCTTTCTGTTAATCTTCTTTATCTCGATGAATTCGCGTTTGTAGAAAAAGCATCAGAGTTTTATACTTCAACATATCCAGTTGTTTCTGCTGGTAAAGATACTAAAATTATAGTTACATCTACTGCTAATGGTATCGGTAATACCTTTTATAATATATGGCAAGGTGCCGTACAAGGTGTAAATGAATTCAAACCATTTAAAGTTGATTGGTGGGACGTTCCAGGCAGAGATGAAAAATGGAAAATAACAACAATTAATAATACTTCGCAATTACAATTCGATCAAGAATTTGGTAATACATTTTTTGGTACCGGTGATACATTAATTAATTCTTCTACACTAATGGAATTAAGAGCTGAACAACCGGTTGATATAATGGAAAATGGTGATCTTTTAATTTATAAAAAACCAAAAGAAAAACACGATTATATAATGTGTGTTGATGTTGCAAAGGGAAGAGGACAGGATTATTCTACCTTTAACTTAATCGATATTAGCGTTCGCCCGTTTAGACAGGTAGCTGTTTATCGCAACAATACTATCTCTCCTATCCTCTTCCCTAATATTATTTATAAATGGGCAAAAGTCTACAACAATGCTTACGTAGTAATTGAATCAAATGATCAAGGCACATTGGTTTGTAATGGTTTATATCAAGATATGGAATATGAACATATACACATGGAATCTGCTATTAAAGCCGATAAAATCGGCATAGAAATGACTCGTAAGGTTAAACGATTGGGTTGTTCTGCAGTAAAAGATTTATTTGAAAATAATAAAATTAAAATAGTAGATGAAAATACTATATTTGAAGCTTCAACCTTTATAGCTAAAGGGCAGTCTTATGAAGCCTCAGATGGTAATCATGATGACTTAATGATGAATTTTGTATTATTTGGTTACTTTGTGACTGGTTCTTATTTTGGAGATATGACAGATATTAATTTAAAAGAAATGTTATTTAAACAAAAAATGAAACAAATTGAAGATGATATAGTCCCTTTTGGACATATTGATGATGGATCACAATTTATAGAAGAACAAGAAAAACCTGGGTGGTATGTTGAATTTGATCACCCTGATTTTTAGATATTTGAATTATTATAAATATAACTATATAAATATTGAAAACAACCGTATTATGAACCTTATAATTTAAAACCGAAGAGGAAAAAATGGCACTATTTACACCATCACAATCACCTGCGGTTGTTGTAAAAGAAGTAGATGCAACGGGTGGAGTACCCAATGTTCAAACTTCAACTGGAGCAATGGTAGGCAATTTTAGATGGGGTCCTGTTAACCAACGTGTATTAATATCAAATGAAGCTGATTTGATAGACACATTTTCAACACCGGATACCACATCTACAATAGATTTTCACAACGCATCTTATTTCTTGCGTTATTCAAACTCACTTCAAGTTGTGCGTCAAGCAACAGCAGCTGCTAAAAATGCACATGCAACTACTTATAAATCTGCTACTACTGGATCTGGAGCAGCCGGATTTGCGGCACCATCTATAGATAATAAAACTATATTTGATGGCAACACATCAATGGACTCCGACGGACAAACATTTGTTGCTAGATATAGAGGAGCTTTAGGTAATTCACTATCTGTTTCTATATGTCCATCTAATAGTTCAGCATTTAATGCATGGTCTTTAAAAGGATCATTTAACGCGGCACCAAGTTCATCCACATTAGATTCAGGTGCTGGTGGTACTAATACAGAAGTTCACATAGCCGTTGTAGATAGAAACGGAGATATATCTGGTACTAAAGGTACAGTATTAGAAACATATCCTTTTGTATCGGCTGCTACTAATTCCAAAACTGCATCTGGTGGAACAAATTATGCTAAAGACGTAATTAATCAACAATCCGAATATATTTACATGGTGAATTGGGATTCAAATTATAATGCAGGTTTAGCTGGTACTGCAATGACAAGTACTCAAAGAACTTATCTAGCCGGGCTTACCACTGCTACGGATTACGGTTTTGATAGTGGAGCTAATTCTGCTGCATTAGGGACTGCTGAAATAGCTGCTGGACATGATCT